TTAAGCCCCTCCGGAGATAATGAGTTCCTTGACGGGTTTTCCCCTTCCGCCAGACGCGGTGTAGGTCAGATCCACGCTCTCGATGTCGAATGCCGAAAAGATCGCGCGGATGTCTGGCACATCATTGATTGAGAGTATGAACCGGCCCTTCATTCCGCGAAGGCGCTCGGCCATCACCTCGTACTGATCGCGGCTGAACAGTTGCTTTCCATAAGTGTCCTCAGTGCCCCAATATGGCGGATCGAGATAGAAGAGCGTTTCCGAACGATCATAGCGATCTACAAAGACATTCCAGTCCAGGTTCTCGATCACCACATTGGCAAGGCGCTCATAAATGTCCTGAAGGAGTGGCGCGATTGTCGTGAGGTTAAAGCGCGATGGGCCGCTATAGTTGACGCCGAACGACCGGCCAGCGACCTTGCCGCCAAAGGTGAGGCGCTGGAGATAGAGAAAGCGGCCTGCGCGTTCCAGATCGGTGAGTGTGGCCGGGTCGCTCGCCTGTAGGCGGTCGAATTCGCGGCGGCTGGCAAGCTGGAACCGCAGCGTATCCATGAACTGAGGATAATGCCGCTGTAGAATGCGGAATAGGTTCGCAACATCGCCAGAACGGTCGTTAATCACCTCTGCCCGTGGGGCGCTTGTTCGCCGGAAGAAAACCCCACCCATACCGGCAAAGGGTTCTGCATAAAGGCCGTGGGGAACCTTTGAGATGCGTTCGCCGAGCTTGCGTGCCAACTGGCGTTTGCCTCCGATATAGGCTGCAGGAGGCGAAACAGGATCAACGGCGGTGAAGTTCGATTGAATGTTCATATGTACCGATTTACAAGAATCAGTCACAAGCAGTGGCCCTTCGGGGCATGGATGCGACAGTTATCTCTATCTGCTGTCGGGCGGGTTGCTTCTTGCCGGAATTTCCCGCCGCCACGAATCGACGTGGCCGTCCCTACTTCGGCGTTATTTCAAACGCCGCTATATATAATGAGTGGCTCATCACGCTTTCCCCTTTTCTGGCGCTTCAAGCTCGATGCTGGTTGTGTAGGTGTCATCGAAACGATGTTCGACGCTGGCGGCGCGCCACTCGCCATCGAATTCCTTGCGAAAGCCAACGGCATTAATCGGTGCGTCTGCCATTACATCCGGTCGCCCAGCCATGGTCAGTGAACCTTGTCCTGTTGCCCGCGCCAGACGCCCGCCTTCGGCTTCAGCTGCCTTCTTGGCCTCTGCCTGGGAGGCATAAACCGTCCGCAAGCGGCGCGTCGGTCCCTCAAGGCCGGTGGCATGTTCCTCGTAAACCGTCTTGTTGCGGCGGCGGTCATACCAGCCTGCAGCCGCCTTGCCATATTTCGGGCGCGGCTCGACCGAGAATTCTCCTTCGGAACAATCGCCCTTCGTGATTGTGATTGGCGATAAGCTACCGCGCTTCAGGAATAGAAAGGTGTTGTCCTTGATCGAGAACAGCGCGCCGGTGCGGTCGGCAAGACGGGTCAGGAAATCGGCAGCTGATTGCCCGGTACGGGCAATATAGTCCAGCTTGGTATCGGCAATCTCAGGGCTGACCTTGACCTCGTAGCTATGACGCTTCGCGAGTTGTTTAACTATGGCGCCAACGGTCTCGCCGTCGAAATGCTCGGAGAGCGGTTCTTTTACATCAGCGCGCAACTCCGCTGATTTGCAAGAAATGGTCAGGCGCTCGCCGTCACTACCAAAATTATAGCTGGCGCGCTCAAACACAAAAGTGCCCATCTTCCATGTGCCGACGCCCTTGAAACCGAACCGGATTTCAATCTTCGCTCCCTTCTGAGGGATTTCGATTTCATTGCCGACATCGTCAAATACGAGCTCAAGCGTGTCCGCACTCTGGCCCGGCTCGTCTCGAATGGTGGCGGATACGAGGCGCTGATAAAATGCATCGTGAACAATCTTGCCCTCGATGGTGACTTCGATAAACGGATGCGATCGCTCCATCAGCTCCAGAGCCTCACAGTCTTAATTTCGGTGGAAATGATGAACTCCGGCATCTGAACGACAGTGCCGCGTGGCAAAACGATATCAAGTCGCGCAATTCCCGGATTGGCTGCGTAGGTCGCTTCCAGATATCCTCGGAGTTTGGCGACCTGGGCGCGATCACCAAGCCATCGCATGGCATAGTCATAGCAGACTAGGTCAAGCGTCAGGTCTTCCAGATCGACTGTGAACCGTCCTGCAGGGATCAAACGTGCGTTCATCCGAACAGCCCCACCGGCTTGCCATCGCCGTGATAGGGTGCGACTTCGATTGAGAACTCGATCTTGCGACCGAAGCCCTGCCGGTTGATGATGGACTGCGTATCCTGAATGTTAAGAATAACGACGCGGCCAAAGAGGCTCGCAGCCATCGAAAGGGCTGTCGCCCATCCCAGCATTAACACGGGCTGAGCCGCAGCCTGTGTCGCACGGATCGCCTCATATTCCTCGCGACCGCCCATTTCGTCAGGGAAAAGGAGGCCGGAGATGGAGATGCTATCTTCACCATAGCCCGTGAATTGACGGCCGGGGCGTCCGCCAAAACGGCTGATTGTCGGCCACAATGTCTTGGTGGAGCGTTCTATCTCCTGGAAGTTCAAGGGGGCGATCTCGAAGACATGCGGCCCGAGCGCGAGCAATGGCATACCCATTATTCGGTTCCTCCATGCAAGGCACCAGACTTCCGGCTCATATACTGAGCGCCAATTCGCCCAACTTCTGCGCCTACCGCTTTCGCCGCGGCGTTCGAATCACTGACGCCAGTTATATGAAAGGGGCCGACTGACAGATTGGGCGTCTGGCCGTTGACGACTTCAATGGTCTGCTTCACGTTCGTATCGCCAAGCGGGTTCATGACATTGGACAAAGGGGCTCCGCCGCTGTCGATGCCACGCGGAAGCAGAGCACCGGCTGCACCTGAACCGATTGCGTCCTTCGCTTTACTGATTCCTGTGCCGGCCAATTCCATCAGATAGGTAAGCCACGCGGGCGGTTCCGGCCAATTGATGTTCAAATCGAAATCCAGCAGCCCCTTCAGCCAAGCGATGTTCGTATCAAACCACGTAGCGATTTCTGCCCAGAGGGACCTCATTCCGTCCAAGAGGGAGTTCATCCAGATTGCGCCAACATTGTAAAACTGCTTGGCCTTCGCATTCCCCCATGCGGCAAGCGCCTCGGCGGGCACAACGCCTTGCTCCAGTCCCATCAGGCTGTTGGCGCGATCCTTCGCGCCTTGCCACATTTGGCCGAACCAGCTTTGCTCGACGTCTTTCTCGATCTTCTGCCAACGTTGGATGTTCTTATTCATCTGAAGCAAACGTTCTTCTGGCGTTCGGCCAAGATCGTCCATGATTTCGAAGCCCATGGAAATCATCCATGAACCCGCCATAACCCGGCGAAGTGCCGTTGCCATGGTCCGGGCGCGGCCCTGCGTGGCAATGATCTGGCGACCTGCTTGCGAAGCTCCTGACGCGATACCGCGCATACCGATTGCGACAACGCGAGAGCTAGCAGCAAAAAAGCCAAATGCTCGCCGCACGCCTTCCGCACCAAGCCGCATCAACAACCAGCCCTTGGCAACATTGCGGCCTGCGTTATTGAACTTCAGAAAGAGACCTAATAGCGGGATCAGTCCCATTCTCATGCCCGCAAGCCCAAAGGCTAGAACCTTGCCAGCGATCGAAATGCCGATCAGAGCTGCCACAAGCTTCACGGCATAGGCGGTGAGAACGGGATGCACTGCCGCATAATCCGTCAGTTTGTTTAAGAGGTCGGTGGTTATGTGACCGAGTTCAATTAACGGAGGGAATAGCATGGTACCTAATGCAATTGCCGTACCTTCAGCGGCCGATTGCATCTCTTTAAGCATTCCATTGAAGCCTTCCATCTGAACTTTGGAAACGCGCTCTGCCGTGCCAGCGGAGTTTTCCAGTTCTTCGATAAGCTTTGTGAGAGACCCTGATCCTTGGCTAACGAGCGCCATCATGGCAGGACCTGCTCGCTGACCGAACAGCTTCATCATCAGGCCGGTATTTTCTGCATGAGGTTCAAGCTGCTTGATAATGTCCACCAAGGGTAGCAGACGGCCCTTGGTGTCGGTGAACTTCAGGTTCGCCTCTTCCATGGCTTCTTTGACAGCCTTGGTCGGGCTGAGCATCCGAGTAATTGCACCGCGGAGGCCTGTCCCGGCCATAGATGCCTGAATACCTGCATTACCCATTAAAGCTATGGCTGCGGTTGTTTCCTCGAAGTGAACGCCTGCTGACGATGCAACTGGCCCGGCATACTTCATCGCCTCGGCAAGCTGAATAAGATCAGTGTTCGCCGACGTGAAAGCCTTGACCAACACGTCATTGACGTGACCGAGTTCATTGCCTTTTTTATTGTAGCCAGTGAGAACGTTCGTGACGATATCTGCCGCTTTGGCCAGATCGATCTGTGCCGATGCTGCAAGCTGAAGCGTTCCCGGCATGGCTTCCAGAATTTGGTTGGTTTTGAAACCTGCCATGGCCAAAAAGCCCTGCGCGTCAGCGGCCTGTCTCGTTGTGAATTGGGTTGTACGACCCAATTCTAGGGCTTGCTGTCTGAGCCTCTCAAAATCTTCGCCCGTAGCGTTGGTAAGCGCACGGACACGATTCATCTCGGTTTCGAAGTCAGCTGCAAGTTTGACGGGCAGTCCAAGCGACAGTGCCTGTCCCAATGCGCCGAGAAGACGACCGCGAGCCTTGCCTAGTTTTTGCTCTGCATTCCGGGTCGCTTGTTCGATATTCTCAATGGTAAAGCCTTGTTTGATGGCATCGGAAAAACCTTGTCCCGAAGCGCGAAGCCCTTCACTGAGACCTCGCGCGGTCCGGCGTATTTTCTGTGCAGGGCCGGAAAATTGATCGATCAACCGGATTAGGAGGGAAACATCCATGTCAGTCGTCCGGTCTCATGGTGGCGGTCTGATTGCCGATTAAGCGTGGCAGCTCGGCGCGATAGGCAAGCAAATCTGCCCATGGGAGTTGATCTATGTCGTCGGGTCGCCAGCGGAATCCCGCTGCTGCGTCTGCCCCGAATTCGTAGACCCGAGCGATCGGAGTGTTGGAAAAAAATCGACCATGCCGGTTAGCAGGGTCATAAGGTCCACCGGGTCAAGCTGATCGATGAAATCCGGCTCCTCGTTACACATGCTGGCAGTGATGGAAGTCAGTTCCGCGAGTGCGTCGTGAGTGAAGATCGTTTCGACTACGTCGAGAAATAGTCTCACGATATCGATTTTTTCGAGTTCTTCGCGATTAAGAGCACTTGAGTCGCCGAGAACGGCCTTGAGAAGGTCGGTGCCGAGCAGCACGGCGAGGCGCTTGACATGTACGGTGCGCGGACGATTCATCGTGATCGTGTTGCGAGTAACGTCTTTTCCGTCCGCGCCTTTCACCGGAACCGGATATTCAAGGGTAAGATCGAGTTTGAATTTTTTCTGGGACATGTCGTTTCTCATTATGCAAACAGAATGCGGCGGCGCGCGGTGTTGTAGGGCTGGAAATTCCAGATATCCCAGCCACCTTTCTTGAAAGCGAAACGGTGCATGATCTGGTTGTCCCAATATTCTGTATAGGTCCAGATGCCGTTGACCTCGTGATCGTATCCAGTGGCCTTTCCGCCCGACAGTTCTTCACCTTCGACCTTGCTCAACCGGCCCTGAATATCGATGGCATGTTCGTGTTCTTTGCCGTCTTCCTCTGAGATGACGAGTTTGCGGCCGGTGAAATTCTGACGAATACCCGGAGGCCCACCAAACAGACCGATGGTTTCAGGCGTGTGGCTTTTGAGCTTGAATGGCATGGTAAGAGCCTTAACGCCGAGCCCGGTGATATTAATTTCCATATCTGAGCCGCCTGGCTGGAAGGTTTCTGTAGTTTCTTCCAGCGCAGGCAACTTCATCGTCTCGATCTCAAGTGCGAAATTGGTGCGGTCGTTCACAAAGAGCGTAAAGCCCCGGATGATGCGTAGGGTCATAGTGTGCTCCGGTTAAGCCGCAATCGCGTCGCCGATGGACATGCTGAAGGTTACAGACGTGCGGCGCTGAATGGCTGCGGCAAGATTATCGAAATAGGCTTCGTTGCGACGTGAACCGAAGATCAGGTCTTCCAGTGGTGGCGCTTCTTCCGCATCGAACTCGACGCGCAGTTTGCCGTCCCGAAGACTTGCATTGGTATTGGTCTCCCGATCCCAAAATGCCCGGCCGCCAAGGATCGCGCCGGCAACTGTCAGTTCGTCGAGGAACTCCTGCAGCGAACGAAGTACCGCCATCACTAGCTGGGCTGAAAGATTGTCGTCGTTTGCCCAACGGAAAGACCGAATGATTGTTTTCTCAATCGTGGCGCGGGTGCGAACGACATTAATGAACTTCCACAGCGGGTCATCAGAGGTGGTGCGGTTACCCCAAAGAATGCGACCGTTCGCGGCAAACTGACCGCCTACACCTTGCACCAGGCGCGCTGGAATGAAGGTGGCAATGCCTGCCTGATTGAGCAAATTGGCCTCGTGATCAATCTCTCCATCAAAATAGGTGATGGGACGCGCCGTACCGAGAATGCCAAGCGTTTCCTGATTGGACGGCGACCAGTAAGGGCCACCCTTTTGCTTGTCGCGCTTGACGATAAGACCCGCTGCAAACGGTGATGCGGGCTTCGATACGATGTCAGCGCCGCTGGCCACGCGCACGAAAGGATCGATCAGATAGCAATAGCGCGAAGCAAAGTCGGCTCGGTATAAAAGGCTTGCTTCGCGTGTCGGCCCTCCGGTGTCGAGAACCGCGATTGCACGCAGCTTTTCCGCGACCTGCGCCAAAGCATCAGCAAGCGGGTTCTTGGCGCTTTCGACACGCCCGGCGGAATGACCAGGTGCAAGCAAAATGTCTGGCTCGACACCAACATGACCGAGAGCATATGAAAGCGCATGAACACCGGTCATACTTGCGGCTGACCCGATGAGGTTCTTCATGGCGGCTTCAGGTGTTTCGCCTTCAGCTACGCGATTAAACACCAACTGGGCTTCGATGCCCTGCGCACGGACTGCGTTGACGATATCAATCGCAGTGCCCTTGGTTCCAAGCGCCGCAATCTTGTCAGTCTCATGCGTGTAGAAAGCGACCGGCTCATTTTCGGGGAAAAGCTTCGTATCAGCCTCGGGAGCAATTACCGCTGCTCCGAGTGTCGATACATCTGCAACTTCCATCGGCCGGGCTTCGCTGCCCACTTGAATAACGCGGGTGCCGTGATTGAATGGTGAAATGGCCATTAAGTGTCTCCAAAACCCGTTCTAAAGGGCGCTTAAAACCGTCTTGGAGAGAGTATTCAGAGGCTCAAATGATTACGCCCCTGACACTGTCAGGGGCGGGGTTTCATTTCCGGCGGAATGTACGGTTATCTTAATCCGTAGTTTGGTTTTCGCCAAGATGCCAAATCATAGCCTTGCTTTCGGCCAATGAACACATAACGATCAGACGTCAGGGTGAAAGGGAACTGGTCCCCATTTCTTTCTTGTGAAACGGTTTGCCCAAAAACCCAGCAACCCTATTCGCGACCTGCGCAAGAATCGGCGGCACTCCCGTCCAATTACCGCACTGAGAGATCGATCTTTTTTGATTAGCAGGTGGCCTTTTCTGATCGTACTCTCCCAGTCATCCTGCCGACAAAGTGCCGGAGTGCATTGGTAAATATTCAGCTCTTCGAAAACACCGTACTCAGGATCAAATAGGAAATGATCAAGTGGTTCAGCTATACGGATCATACGGCGGGTGATCAGTGCCGCCGCCTTGCGTGAAACAATATAGCCTGCGGAAAGGATATGAACGCTCAAAAGAGGAGAGACATGAACAGGCAAATCTGCACTGCATTTTCGCTCACCCAACATCACTTTCTTACCACTGGTTTCTAACTTGATTATATCAGCGTCAGCAGGAATCCATTCGGTAGAAGTGAGCAGATCATTCGATCCGGATGCGAATGAGATGTCGTCTTCGAACACGATGCCGAACTTGTCTTCTCCTGCAGCAATCGCTTCTAAGCATTTTCGATGACTGAGGAAGCAACCGACCTCATCCCCGGTAATCGGCCCGGCCCATTTGCGGTTATTATCAATGAGGTCGTTCAATTTCTCCTTGGAAAGGCCCCTCCCATCAACTGCAGGAACTCGCACGAATTCAATACCCATCTCTCGAAACTGCTCCGCCATATGTGCCAGACGGTCTTTCGAGCGATCCAGATTGATTAAATATGCTTTCATAAAATACCTCTTCCAGAAAAGAGGCGTGAGTTATCGGCTGTTGAAAACCATGTCAACAAGTCAACGGTTAGACTTTATAAGCATTCCTCCAGAAATCATCACACTCCCCGTCAGTCCAGCCAAGTGCCTCTCGCACTCGGTTTGTAAGCCAATGTTCTCGTTCAAAGTCCTGAGAGCCAACAACGAAAATTTCAGCGCTGAACCTGTCATCCTCGGTTGGCAACTGATCGATGATCGTTTGGAGGGGAGTGGGAATATCACCGGTCTGCAACGCCGCTTTAGCTTCTGCCTTGCTGATAATCTCGACTGCTGCGAGATACTGAAAAAACTGTCTTCGGCTTATTTTCTTGGGTACCGTCACTGGAGCTGGTTCCGGTTTCACATAGTCGAAAATCGGGCCGTACTTCCCAGCCAACGCATCGTCCCAGATTTTCTGGCCAGTTTCGGTGTCGTATCGATCATGGACACATAGCGGAACCGCGCCAAAGATCGGACTCATAACCATTCCTCCGAGAACGGTCTTATCGGGCGTGAGCCATTTTAACCCGATGACATCTGTTATTTGCATTCTAACCTATCCTTTTCCATGAGGTGGTCTGGTCTTCCCCATAACTTGTGCCCTTGATCCATCCGCAAAGTTGCCATTGACCGTAGTTAATGGGGCCAATGTACTCATGATTTCCATTTGACCAGCCAAGTGCATTCCCGCCTACGACCCCACCGGGTTCCACTTTTACGCCATTGGCCGCTCGGAGATAGGCATAGCCTCCCACAGGAACGTGCTCGGCAAGCAAGTAATCCCTTGTCCCCCAATACCCACGATCATTCGCACGGCCTTGGGCATCGTTCTGGATACTTGGAATATCCCACCCTTGTAGTCGCTCCGAGTTCCACGTGCTGTTCGCATAACTCACACGGAAATTGGATGGGTTCCAGACGCGATAGGTTCCCGCATCCCCTTCTGCACCGTTGCCACCCCACAGCCATGTCGGCTGCCCACCTTGGCCGTTCCAGTTAAAGTTGATCGCAACACCATCAGCACGGCGAGGATACGCTCGGCCGGACATATTGCCCGCAACGATGGTGTTAACCACTGCAGTAAAGGCGGCCTTGATGTTCGCCCATGTCGTTTTGAACATGGTCGAACCACCAGCTTCGACACCAGCAAAGAAATCACCGTCTGCGGGAGTTGCTTTGCCATTTGCTCCCGCCATGGCCGCGCCCACGGTGCTTGTTGTGGTGAGCGCGGGCAATTGTGCAGCAGGTACTTTTCCGAAGTTGTCGAGAGAAGCCACCCCACCGGCGGCTCCCCTATCGACAGTACCCAGTGCTTCAATGTTTGCCCGACCCTGTTTCTTTTGGGCGAGCGTGAAGCTGGTCGCCGTGTCAACCCGGACGCGACAGTCTAAGGCTTTCTTCACATTGGCCGCAAACTTGGGATCGCTGCCGACAGCTTCGGCAAGCTTTTTCAGCGTATCGAGAGCTTCCTCTCCATCTACCAGCGCATTTGTAGCTTTTTTGATCGCGTTGGTAATCTGGGTAGCCGTCATGCCATCGGTTATGCCGTACCCCTCAAGCGTTGTCGGTAGCTCCTCCAAATCACCAAATTTGTGTTTGTGAGTGCTAAAGGAAGTCTCGAACTCCTTAAGCCAGCCGTCGATTGCCGTAAAAGAGGACGCAATTTTTGCGACCTCTTCCATTTGGTTTCCTTTGGGGGACGGTAAGGGCCAATTGTAATTCGCCGTGTTAGCCATCTATCAGACCTTTGAAAGCAGCATACGAGGAGCCGAAATTTCCGGCCGAGCCGCTGGTGTTCCGGTAATCGTTATCAACGTTCGCGCGTCGAGGTTTCCAGCCGGGTAGGCGGATCGGATGAACGTTTGCTCGACGAGGCCGTCGCCGAGCTGGGTAGCGCTGGAAACAGGAATATTGGGGTAATCTCCCGGCATCCCGATTTGAACCGTTGCCGATGATCCAGCAGGCAAACGCGCATCCAACGTGACCAATACGCGGTTCGTGTCTGCCGCATCAATTGCGCGCGTTGCATAAGTAGCTGACGGTTGGATTTCACCTTCGATTATTTGGATATCGGGGAACAAGAACGGCGTTACACGCTCCGTTCCGCGCAGAACGGCCTCGACTTGAATTTCCTCTTGTTGGATGTACTCTTCAAACCGGATCGTTTGTGAAGGCGCAGTCGTAATGGTTTCGCCACTAGGACGACGCAGGCGGATCGCCACGTCGACTGACGGGTCGGGGTATTCGACACCGGCACGTATGATCACATCTGACATTTTATTAGCTTTGAACGTACCAATCGGAATTACCCGCTCCACTGGGTCAAAACGACAACCGAGCATTTCGAACCAGAGATCGGCTTCATTGTGAGCCGTCCATGTCGATGCATTCGAAGACGACAGCAATACGCCCACCGTGAAAGGCTGTTCAGAGATCAGTGTTTTGGTATCAAGATCAATCTTGCCCACCTCGGCAATGAATAGCGAATGATCGGCGTCGTCCGTCAGGGCTACGAAAGCATATTCCCGACCACCTTGGATAAAGACCGGGAATTTGAAGCGCGCTGTAAAGATTTCTCCTTCAACCAAGGCGGTTCCGGGAACGAACGCTTCGGCAATGACGGTTTGCGTCGGCATACCGACCTCCACCGTCCGAAGTTGCACGGCAATTGCACTGCTTCGGGAACCGACCTTCGCACACATGAGCCGGATGCTCGACAGGCACCACGATTGAGCAAGGGTGAATGTTTGTGCAAGCGGATCGTGCCCTTCACCACGACCGCCGCCATCACCACCTCTGTTCACGGTAGTGGCGTTGTTCGCGCTGGTGACATTGGTAACGTTCGTCACGTTGTTGATAACGGTGTTGTTCACGATCGGCTGCGGCATCGTATCCGTCGTCGTTTCGAGCGACGAAGTTAAGCGATATTCCTCTACCGTGATCGAACCGCGTCCGACATATGTGCACCCTGCCTCCGTTCCGATTGATCCTTCGAAATAGATGGACTTCGAACCTGCCGGAATATTGGGTGGGGTGGTGAATTGTCCGGTAACGATACCGTCCACATCAGCGGGTCCGGAAACAGTTGCTGCTACTTCAACACCATCAAACTCCACACGAGCCAAGGTTTCATTTTCCGTGAAGCCTTCCAAGCGAAACTTGATGTCACGCTGCCGAACGAATTCGGCATTGACGACATGTTCGCTAACTTTCTCGACCTTTTGTTCGATGGAGATTCCGCTTATGAATTCACCATCGTTGGCATGGAAAGACTGCGTGTCTGGTGAAGTCCATACCGTTTGTTTGTCGGTCCAGATATCCGTAGATGGTTCAACACTTGCTCGACCTGGCATCGGCGTAAACGTCTGGTATGGGTTTATCTTCATTGCCTTGCTTCGTCTCGACTGGCGAATGACGGCAACTTCTGAAAATTCCAGATGACGAATACCGACAAAGGCCGGGAATTCATGTAGGAGCGGATAAATCGGCAATGTCATTTTTCCGCCGAAGACCGCTGCCGTCTGCGCAATGCCCTGATCTCTCATGGCATCGTTTCGAAGCGGGTCGACAAACAGCCCGCGTTTAGCTCCTACATCCCGCGCTGAAACGTCATTCTTCAGGCGCTCTTGCGACACCAGATCGTAAAGATCGAGTAGCATTGTGCGGATATCATGAATTTCGCTGTAAGGTACGTTACGCACGCCGGTCGACTCAACAATCGGCCTCTCGCCCCATTCATTAGCGATGCGAGCAAGCTCGATCATATTGTGCGGTACAATCGGATGACGGGGACGAGATACCGCGGATGTGCCGGTCACATAGACCATCGAACCGGTTATATCCATGCAAACCGCATCAATACGCGGAAGCTTGTAGGCGTAGTCGATCAGAACATTTGTATCCTTGGCAGCACCCGTCACCTTGAAAGTGTCGCGTGTAACTTCATCCGGCAAAATGTTCTCGTTGTACCGATACTTGACTGAATAGGTTGATCCCGGAGCGGGTTCAGCGCCCGAAGGTGACCAATCAATTTGACCTTGCGAAAGAAGCCAGCTTTCAGGCGATTTATAGACTGTATTTCCCTGTTTGATTTCAAGGATCGCGGTTACCGATGGGTGCGTGAGAGGGTCCACAGCGCCAGAGTACGGGCCATGAAGAACGCTTTCTATAATTTCCTTTTCAACCGTAACGCGCCTGACATTGTTGATTGGTGTTTTCGATACCTTGAATGTCTGGGTTCCGCCGGTCTTTTCGGTGAAAAGATGCGGCTCAGCATCAACGTCTCGCAGGTCAGGCTTTTCCTCGACCTCGAAAGGTAAAGATTGGCGGCGACTAATGCGTCGACCATTAACATAGGCGGTTCCCTCAGATACTGAGAAACCCTGTTTCCCGTTTGCCTTCGGGCCGAGTGCCGTGATCAGAAAACCATCATAGACGTACGAGCCATTACTCTCGCGGGAATAACCTTCAATCGCTTTATATATTTCAGAAAAGTCGATGTTGGTTGACGTGGTGAGAATGACGCCATCGCGAACCTGAAACACTGACAGCACGGGTTCGGGATTGTCATCGAGGGAATGGCCCCACGTGACCGTGATTTCGACGCGGGCAGGGCCGTCTTCGGCAAAAGCTTCAGTGCCTTCGATATCACCCTTGAGAGTTGCGTCATCTATGTGGGTCACCAGTTGGTCGGAATGGCGCACACCTATGACGATCTCACCCTGGTTGGGCAGCGTAAAATCTGCTGCCGCTACGTCATGGACAATTCCGCCGAGATAAATGGCGCAGGCGGGAATTTGCACGCGGATATGATCATCGTCCGGATGAGTTACAACGGGGTTGGTGCCGTCGACAATTCGGCCGTCCTGAAGGGTATATTCGGCGACACGGCGGAGATGATCGAGAGCAATGTCCTGGGCTTCATTCAAGTCCTTCGACTGAAGGTACATTTCCTGATCAGGAAACGCGATTGCATGGCGCTTCTTGGAACGATCAAAACGGCTTCCATAGCCTTCACGTTGGATGATGCTGTTCATCTAGCCTCACAATTCAAGATAGGGATTGAGCGCCTGACTGATCGTGCCGTCTCGCACAATTGGAGGGAAACGATGCAACTGGATCAGGGTGCCGAGGCTGACTACATCACCAATAGGGATGAACATCTGGCCCGATGGCACGGCCTCACTTAGCTGGGTGTCGAGATAGACACCTGTTTCACGAATAGAGTTGCCAGTGGCGTCAGCAATATCGAGCCGCCCCTCAAGGCGTAGTGTGTTCGTCGCCGTACTGGAGACCGACCATCTGGAGCCGTCACTGAGAACAATCTCACCGTTTGGGTCAGCCTTCATGAATGAACGCGCACGTACGCGGGTCACGCCGATGCAACTTTCCAGCGCATTTTCTTTTGCTAGCTCTGACAGTCGCTGATTTTCTTCGTCCGGGGTCGGGTCGGGCAAACTGTCCCAGGCGGGATCACCAGAGCCGACCGCGAAAAACAAGGGCTGCTGCATAAGATATTGCGCGAAAACAATTCTAGCCCCTTCAACAAAAACAGATAATGCCATTATGAAAACCCTATATGCGCTCTGGAAGCTGGCTTCCCGAAGCGTTCATTGACGAATGGAGCGTTCTGGAACATTTGAATAGCTGGTTCGGAATAACGAGCAATCGCGCCTGCTGAAGCCACGAAGATCGATATTCGCTGACGCAGCGGCAGTTGGTACCTGGTAGGAACAAATGACGTAATGCTCGTTCCAACCCGCACGCGGACGAATGGTCTGGGCCAAAACTTCGTATTCTCGCGTTGATTGACACGTAGCGAAAGAACTGGCTCATCCGGGGCGCGGCGAACGCCTGACCAATCATTGAGAAAGGCGTCGCCGTTGAGCCGGTGTTTGTTTAAGATGAACGCCCGCACATCCCATCCAGATGTGACACGCGCAAACTCTGAGCGCAGCGGCTTCGATGCCTTGACCAGTTGCGTCATTGGCCTGACAAAGTCGGTATTCCTGACCTCAAATGGCAGATGGACTTGAAACCACCACCACTTGCGCTTCTTGGCCGGGAATTCCTCGATGTCACCGTCGTGGTTGATCCAGCGCAACGCACTATGAATAGCTGCAGGTGTGCCGATCAAGCGTTGCCAGATGATGCCTTGATGCAGAATTTCGCGCGGATCGCGGATGAAATCTTCAATTTCAGTCAGCCCATATTCTGCAATCAGGTAGGGGATAATCTGATCGGGCGGATTAAACTTGAAGGCGTGCAGGGCTTCAATCGCTGGCATGAGTTCCGGCCTTCGATCCAAAGACTCGGACATGGCCCGCTCGTAGCGCGTGCTGTTTTGCGGCTGATGGTGGTGGCGCTCAATCAATAGTCGCGCCCCATATAGTTTAACTCGATCTTGTCGATTGCAATTGCGGTTCCCTTTGCGGCGATGATCGATGCGGCCGGTTCAAGCAATTCGATCTTCTTGACACCGGGCGCGTGCAATTTCCCATCGATCCATGAGCGTTCCAGATCAAAGCCGATCCCTGTTTCCTTGGACCAGGCGTCACGGACATGATTTTCAAGATAGCGCTCATTGACTACGGACGAGGCGGATGGAAGCAGCCAATAATTGGCTTTGATAGAAACGATCTGTTTCACGGCTGGTTCAACGATTACTGTGTCGTTGAGTAAACGTACGGTATTGCGCTGAACCTCGGCCTGTACCGCAGCGAGCATTGCCGGATCAGGTATGCCGCCGTTTTCGCGGGACAGGATTGCAACATGGATGATCGGCCAGAAAGGTTCGCGAAAAGCCTTGGCATCTCGAATACGCACATCGGTGCGCCGAGCGGCGGCCTCATACCAATATTCCGATCCGCCCGGCGAACGGGCCTTGATTTCCAGAGCCGTTCGCTCGCGCAAGGCAACATCGGTTTCGCCATCCAGACGGAAGACATCATAAAAAGCAGCAACGTGATCGAGGTCAGCGCCCATCGCAAAGAGTAACAGATTGGAAGCAGACCCATCGTTGATAGCGGCGCGCATACCTGTTTCGCGGCCTGCTTGAATTTCATGTTCGATGACGGCCGGATCATAGCCGGTGCGCTCGACATCGTAATCGACGCCATAAGCCGCGGACCGGGCTTTGAAATCCTGCAATGTGGTTTCGACAATCGCTTCCGCATCGAGCGTCTTGATCATGTCCGGCTTGGGCAAACCCTCAAATACACTGATAGCGCTCATAGGATGGCTCCCGATTGATCGAGCCGCGCAGATTTGGCCTCCTGAAGCGAATAGTCGCCCAAATGGCCGCGCGGATAAAAGATGCCGGTAAGGAGGAAAACAAAGCGGCCGGTGCGGCCATATTCCACCATCTCGATTGTCTGAAGGCTAAAGCCGGGTTCGCCGCTAACGGGGTCGTTCAATGCTTCGGCAATCGCCATGTAGACCTTAAAAATCGTCGCAGCGTCAGCGTTCTGATCCTGCATTTCAGGGACGAATGATCCCATGTGACGGCGCAACATGCGGGTTCGAAGGCGCGTGGTCAGGCATTTGCCGATCGACTGGACGCAATGCGCCCAGCCAGTCAGCAGCTTGCCTGTCTGTGCATCGATACCCGTACGCATGGTTAAGCCTTCTTCGACTTGCCCGCTGCGGGGTCGGTTTCGGTGGCCGTAACGGCGGAGGGCCGCTTAATCTCGCCGAGGATCAACGGGTAAAATGCCTGCTCTTCCGTCAGGCTGATTGCCTTGCCGTTCAGCGGCTTGCGCACGCCAGCGACAAAATCACCGGCCTTTTCTGTGACTTCAAAGTTGGTTTTAACGCCCATCTAAAGGCCCTTTCTTTCGTTGGGTTCGTTGGTGTTGCTTCGGCCACGCTCGACGCCGCCATGCGTGTGCGTGTCACCAATATTCTTCTCATTGTGCTTGAGACTGCCGCTCTTCAAGACGATCTCTGAGGCTTCAATCGTGGCGACACCACCTGCGAAACGAATGCCGCAACCGTCATGCACGATTGCCAATTCGCCATTGTTGGCCGGGTTTTTGGCATCGTCGGTATAGCCATTGCGGATCGCGATCGACTGGCTTCCAAGTTCGCCGTTGGGTGAAAACAGCCGAAAGGGGTCACCAACAGCAACGGGGAAGTGGGTGCCGGTTGATCCGGACGCTTCCTGCACCTGCACCCATGGCGACAAAAACGGCTTGCCGGTGCGGCCATCTTCCGGCTGAAGCTCAAGCCGTACCCGGTCGCCATCGATGGCAACAACCTTGCCGGTCATGTGAGATGCGGACAGGCGGCGCTCAAGGTCATCAACGGACTTCTGGAGCGAAACCAGATCGCGGAAGGCAGCATGCAACGGGCGCAAATCGCGGTTCATGGCTGCACCTCGATCTTCTCATCATTGATGTAGAGTTCGGAGATAACGGCACCACTGTCGTTGAATATGCCGTGGCCGAGTTGATGGAGCTCCTGCGTCCATTCAACGGCAATGATGGAGATGCCTCGCGACTTGATTGCGGCTGAAATCACCGGCTGGATCGAGACCGCCTGCGGTGTACTGAGCTTCAACAGCCCAAACATCTGACTGGAGTGCAGGGACACGGCAACAGCTTCAGCCATTACCCAAGCGCTATCGTCGCGATCCTTGCCCTCGGTGACGACGAAGGCGGCGCAAGACAAAGTGCCTTCGGCGTGTCCGGATGCTACAGGCTTCAATTTCGCCTGCAATATGCCGATGCGAACGGCGGGTGCGCGGACGCTCGTGGTTTCCAGCTCATCCAGATTGAACCGACCGAACTGCGCTTCACACTCGCGCAACTCTGGTAGAGCTTTCTTGATGGTATCGACCACAGCACCACGAAACTGGTTGATGCGGGATTGCGGCGCACTCATTGGACAAGCCTCCGCATCCAGTCTTCAGTTGCGTCAACAATCTCGGATTGGTTGGCCGATGAAAGCCCAAGATAGCGGCGGGCCGGAATGGTCACGCTCTGCACCAGGTGCAACTGATTTCCGATCATGAAGGCGAGCGCCTTGGCGCCGTTTGGACGGATCACTCCGCCCAACTGGTGAATGCGCGCATAGACCAGGGCGGAACCGACCATGACGCTATCGGGCGTGGCAATGTAATCGATCGAGCGGGACAGAGCGCCAGAGCGATAAAGAATGCTGGTGCGCGTGATGTTCGGTTTCCAAGCGCCACCGTCAGGTGAGCGCTTTTCTTCCTCAATGCGTTGGCGGGTTTGTTCTTGAACCAGACGGCCGATACCTTCGGCAAGCTCCTGTCTCGGCGCATCGGCAATGCCTTCGACCAACCTCAAGGCGGCTTCAAGGCCAGTCTCGCGGACTTCGAGCGCAATACTCATGGTAAAGTCTTTCGCGAAAAGACACGGCTGTTTGCCGAAAATGCCGCGCCTCCTGACGAACTGCCGGGATCGGTTGAAACGCGCGGCTCATCAGCGCCAAGTCCCGCTTTGCCGTCAGCAATGCGTTCCAGAAGCTCAATCGCAAACTTGTAGCGATCCTCAATCGTTTTAGTGAGTGCGGAATGCCGGTTTGCCAGCTTATAGACGGCGATATCGGCAGTGGGAGATTTCAGAACGCCGGGCGCGGAAGGAAGCGGCAACGTATAGCGCGCCGACAAATAGACATCGACTTCCTTGCTGGCGATATCGAGCGCGGACGCGATTGACGCTTCTGCAGCGACATCTTCAGGCAAGATATCGCTGACGAACTCGACGCCCCAAAGCTCTTCTATGTCGATCCGCGTTGCGTAAATCATGTGACCACTCTTCAAAATTGGTGGGGGTGTAAGAACTTTGCTTGATGCTGGCCGCCCCCTGCGACCCATCCTTGGGACGATGAAACTTAAATCGCGCCGATTTCTTCCAGTTCTTCCTCAAGGTCGAAATCAAGATCAGCGGGCAAATGATCGCCCGGTGCGTAGGTCTTGCCGTTTAAACGAATTTCACAGCGCGCCGCCGGGCCTGCTTCAGCGCCTTGGTTTGCTAAGGCCAAATCCTGCGCCAATTTTGCGGCTGCCTCGGTCTGCGCTTTCGCCTCAGCTTCCAGCCTTGCCTTTTCGTCGGCCTCAGCTTGAGCCTTGGCTTTTGCCTCGGCTTCCAACTGCGCCTTTTCGTCGGCATCTGCTTTAGCCCGGGCCTTCGCAGCGGAATCAGTCTGATTGTTCATGGTCGTTGCACCTTCAAAGATAGTCGGCCTGAGAGGCCGACTGATTGAAACTTACGATCAGAGAACCTGATCAAATCGGGTTGGTGATGATGACGCCGACGTCCTTTGCGCAGATCAGTTCCTTCACGCGTTCGCCAACGCGCACGCGTTCGCCGCCTTCAAGGCCGATATCAGGGTCTTGAATGGAACCGGAAATGCGATTGCCGTATTCCGCGGTAAAGCCAAAGGTGACGTTGTAGTCTGTGCTGGATCGCTTCGCGGTATCCACGAAATTAAGCTGGATGGAGTTGCCCCAAACACGTTCAAGGCGAGGGTCTTGGCCCTTGCGTGTGGTGTTCAATAGCGCTTCTCCGACGAGAACGTTTTCTGCTGAAAGCTCAAAAAGCTCCGCAAACTGCGCTTTGGTGATTGCGCCGTCTTCCGTCAAACCGCCCTTGATAGCTTTGATCAGCTTCGGGTGGCGCTTGATCTTGTTCCAAACGGCAAAGCCCATTGAAATGCGGTTCGGACGATAAACCAGCGTCTTGCCCATAGCGTCATCAATAACGCCATACGGATCAGAATTTACGAAGTCCGAGAGCTTGGAATTTCCCGCAAGTGCAATGCGCTTATCGGCGGCGTAGTTGTTTGGGTTCTGAAGGAGCTTTGCAACGCGAACTTCGCGGTCAAGCTCAATCAGATTGGTCAGGCCTTCAACCGCCGAACTACGTGGATCAAAGCTAGAGCGCTTTTCAGCACGAGCGCGAGCAGCTGCTGTAATATCGGAATTCGGAATTGCATCATCCAAGCCGAAGTCGTCGACAGATTCCGACTCTTCAGAAGCTGAGAATTCAACCTGATTGACACGTCCCTTGCGGCTTACGCGGGTTTCAGGAACGGTAAAGCCTTCTGATAGCGGAAAGACGTTCCACTTGAATTGTTCCGATAGGACTTCAAGCGGCGGCAAGACACGACGCCCGATCAGGGTATGCGCTGGATTGCGATAGCCGATCGCAATTGCGGTCAGCGTAGGATCAATGGGAAACGGGCGCTTGGCCGACATAGGGATTTCCTCAGATTGGTTGCGATCGGCCAGCACCCGATGACGCTGGCGCGGTTACGATCAGGCAGCGGCGATGCAGCCGGGGGCGACGTGATAGGGCACGATGTCGTTCTCGACGGCGTCTTGCATGGCGAAGCCGATAATGCGGACAAGCTTGCCTGCGGCTGGTTCGGCCTTGATGGCACGGCCCTGCGCGTCAGCAGTCAATGGATCGCCGAAGGCAAACGTGCTGCCAGCGCGAACTTCACCGTGCCCACCCTGAACAACATCAAGCATGGCGTCAGCAGGAGCACCCATGCTGTCAGCAGTACCGATCAGTGGATCGGTGTTGCTGGTGGCGACAGACACCCCGTCCACGCCAGCTTTAATGATGAGGTGACCGGCAACAGCTGCGAGTGCGAGGAAACTCTTGATAAAAGTAGGGGTCACTGGCGCTTCTCCTTCACATGCGCCACTGCGTCCGTGATCGAAACTGTGAGGCCAAGCGCGGCCTGTTCGTTCACGTAAACGCGGGCTTCGGCGGCGAGTGCAACGGGATCAAGATTATCCTCTGCCGTGGTATCTGCCTGCTGACCATCAAGCCCGGATGCACCAGCAATTGCTGGAAGCGTTTTCACCAGGGCACTAAACCGCTCAAGGCCACCATCTACCGAACACATCGCCCGATAGGTCTCACGAGAGGCCGGAGTGATTTTTCCGGCAGCGCTTGCAGCATCGAGCGCAAGATCGATTTCGCGATCAGTGTCTTTCTGCTGAAGCTGTGCGAGTGCTGTGCGCAGTTCAGTGACTTCGGCGGTAGTGCCGCTCTGGACGGATGCGAGCGCGGTCGCCGTATCGTCGTGAAGCTTGGCAATGGCGGCGGTGATCTCCGTATGACCGCCTTTGTCATCGATCTTGAGCGACTGGCATAATGCCTTTCGCTCGCCATCGCGCGTGGAAATCGCAGAAAGAATAGCGGCTTCGTCAGCCGTTTCTGCGAGACCAAGCGCCTGGGCAATTGCCTTCAGCATGGTTGTCTCCAATTGTTGTGGGTGTTCTTGAGCGAGCGCCGACAGCACGAGAGCGGGCCGATTAACAAGGCCAGCACCGTTCAGGCGTGAAATCAGACCTTGGCGGTCATGGTTGAAGTCGGGGGAAATGAACCGGTATTCGCGGTCAACAATCTGGCGGGCAGCTTTCGCCACCCATTCGACGCGACCCCATATTCCGCCTGCGCGTTCTTCCAGGCCGATAATCCAGCCAGCGGCAGGGGCTTCTTCACCTTTCGGCGCTTTGTGAGCCTGCGCATGTTCATAGTCGATAGCGAGCGGGCCTTGGTTACGCTCGAATGCAGCAATGACGCGGCGCGGCTCAAGCGTCCACTCGCGGCCGTCGCGAGCCTTGATCTTTGGCCCGACCGGAAATAGCTCGATCCACTCCGGCGCAGTGTTGCCGGAGCTTGCAAGATCGGTCTGAAAAATAGCTGTTGCGGTCGCGTTCATCATGAGCGACAAACTGACGAGTTCGCCGCTTGATAGCGCCCCTGACAATGTCAGGGGAAATGACTACCGGCCCGAAGCCGTAATCTCACACCCACATATAAACATAGAACCGTTTTTGAGGCCACTTTAAAGCCTGCTGGCGCGCTTATTAAACTAGCAGCAAGAATGTTGCAGCAAACGTGTCAATTCGCGCCCATGGCCGGCTACTGCGGTACGCACGGTTCACTCGGCAGGGCCAAGATAATGCATAGTGCGAACATTCCCGGAAAATACCTCAGCGGGATGGACTTTTAACGCCTCGTAGATTTTTTTCTCAATCAATTCCGTTAGTTCATAAACCTCAGTGAGAAAATTGAGATTAATGTGCTTTTCCCAATCATTTTTCTCGATCTTGCTCATTATTGCTGTCGCTTCGTCTGATGTCGCGATGAACTCCCCACTATCAGAATATTCCTCCAGTGGTTTACCGTGAGCAATCGTATTGCGTATTTCTCGCAGTGTATCGATAGAGTTTCGCCTGCCTGTACCTTTGGCTAAACCTAAGCTCAATGCGTTATCCGCTCTTTTCAGCATCTTCCAATAATCTTCTTTGAGCTTAGATTTTAGCCCAAGGCGATCTCCATAAAAATAAAATAACGCCTCTTGCCAGTAAGCTATAAGGAGGAGACAAGCCCAATAATCAAAGCCCAACCCCTCTCTGTCGTCATTTTTCTCGCGATCCTCGATCTTCTGCTTGAAGTAAAAAGCGCCATTTGCAATTGCCAAATGCATAAAGACTTCGCTTTTACGAGACATTCGGAAGCGTTTCAGTGACTTATCAGCGCTCATGAGAATCATTGTCCATATTGAAACTTCGGAAAGAATGGCGCATAAACGAGTTGAGCGCGAGCCAGTTTAACCAGGACGGCTTGCCGGACCTGAGAGGGTATGACGCCCCTCCGCGCTCGATCATTCCACCAGAGTTTCAGCCCGCCGCGCCCGCTCAATCACCTTGAGCGCTTCCTTTTCGCTTTTGCGGTGAAAGCTGACGAGCCACCATTCCAGACCATTATTGGCTGATTTCACGACCGTGCGCCACCAGTTGCCATCGGCCGCACCAATAAACGCCGCAGACCGTCCACGCTGGATGACTGCCGCAGGATCTCGCAGCACGCCAATTGCTGCCCGGAAATCGTCGGTCGCAAGTTCGCGGGCGGCATGTTCCTCAAGGATATGCCTGACGCTATGGTCCGACAGTTTCACAAGCGCCGTCCTGGCACCAAAGGCCTTGACAACTGATTGACTGATCTGCGCGACCGGCAGCGCTGCTCCTTGCTGTAGGTGGCCTTTCGCAAGTGCGTCCATCACCGGCGAACCAACGATATCCTTGACAGCGATCTCCTGCCGCGCTGCGGGCATGGCATCAACTTTGCCATAAAGAAAGTCGCTCACATTGCGACCGCGCGTCTTGCCGGGATTGGTTTCCCATCCGGGGTCGATGCCTTCAGGCACGAGCGTTGTTTGTCCAGTACGCTTATTGTGCCATTCCTTCATGATGACAAGCGGTGGCTCCTGGCCTTCCTTCCAGCCAAGTCGCTCAGCTTCGCGCTGTGTGATCTGCCGGATACGACACTTACAGCCCCAACCATTGGGCGGGTAATGCGTATCCCAAAACGGATGATCGACCGGTAGAACGATGCCGACCCATGTTTCATGTTCTTCACGGCGATTGTGCGCGACAGAGAGCAAGTAAACGAGGAATGGAAGAAAGCGCTTATTGCGCTGCGTCTTCTCCCATTCACCTGCAGCATGGGCCGACCGGACGTTTGACCAATAGATGGTGCGCAGCCGTCGCGGGCTACCAAGCTGCACAACCTTGGGCGTGCCGTCCTTCGGATCGACTGCGATCTTTTTTCCCCACCAGCCTTTTTGCTGGAGGATTGGCGTTAGCCGTGCCTGAAACTGTTCGAACGGCAACTGGTTGCGGATCGAGTCGGCCATGGCTGCGCGAATATCGTCCAGAATGTCGAAACCTGCGGACTTGGCGACTGTCCACGAATAAGCGTGTTCTTCCGGTGCAATGTCGCGCCAATCAAATGTCGGCTTTGATTTCTTCGCATCGAAATAGCGGACAACCTCGGCGGGCGCGGTCTTGAACAGATCGAAGTTATCCGCCACAGATCAAATCTCCGCGCCGCTGTCGCCAAGGCCGCGAGCGATCATGGTGAGCTTGGCCAGCCGGTCGGCCAAAGGCCCGGCGTCCATCTTGGCCGCAAGATCATCAAGCCCCGCCTCAATTTCGGCATAGGATTTAGCCCGCGCAAAGAGAGCCTTAACGGGCTTCAAAAGAGGTTCAAACTGCGCTTCCCAATTCTCCAGCCCGGTATCAGCCAGAATGTCGAGCTCGTCGCGCTCGTCAGCAGCAAGTGCATGAAAGCCGCCGCAATGCGGACAGGCCGAGCGCATGGCTTGAGCCTTGGCGGTCTGTTCGTGCTCGTCATCAAGATCGGAATCAGGTGAAGGTAATGCAGCGGATGGCGTCGGCTCTGCCTTCGTCGGGTTCTTGACGGCGTGCATGATCTTCTCGCCGTCTTCCGGTTCATCGAAACCGATGCGCTGGCGTACCTTTGGCATACTGACTTCAAGGCCAAGCGGGACGAGTTTTGAGATAACATCGGCCAGCGCCTTGATATCCTCATTCTCGGCAAAGGGCATGACGACAGTCGGGTAATACTCTTGCGGCCCGAAATTGAGGTCCACAAACGGGCGTACCAGGTCGCGATTGATCGTAACCGAAATCTGTCTCGCGTCGGCCTTGCCGATATCGTGGCGCACATTCTCATGCACCTTGGCTTGCGCCATCGATGAGCCGTCATCGCTGCTCATCGTCTGGCCGAGAACACCCTTGGATATCTGCTTATCGAGATATTCGGCCTTGCCTGAGAACAGCCCGTTACCGGACGAACCATTCACCTCAATAAATTCGATTTCCATTTCCTTCGGGATGATCGCGGCCGCATCGGTCGAAATATCGCGCACGGCCTGAAGCAACACGCGGCGGTCATCATGGCTTGCACCTTTGCCGAAACGCCCGACGCGTAGCGGCATGCCATAAACTTCCAAGAACGCCATCCAGTCCTTGAGGGCATAGGATTTGAACATGAACGCCCATGCGGCAAGACGCGCAAGGCCGTTGCGGATCGGCAGGCCGGACTTGAGCTTGGGGCGATGGATAGAGAACTTGTATGGCGGCAGATCGGTGCCGAGGGAATTATTCTCGTTCTTAAGGCGCAGTGTGCGGCCATCCGTGCGATCAATGACGAAGAAGCGCGGATCGCGCCATTCGAAGCGTTCCGGCCACCATTCTTTTGCTTGCTGGTCCCATATAGTTTCGACAACCGAATAACCTTTGCCGAGACCGTCTTGCAGATCATCAACGTAATCATCCACAAATTCGGGCAACTTAACGACTTTACGCACAGCCTCCGCAATGAACTCATCGCGCTTGTCTTTTGACGCGGCAACCACAATCGGCTCAATGCTGGTAATCGCAAGTTTACGTGTGCCTAGCACCGAACGATAATGAAGGTCGCGTTCCTCCATTTCTTCAGCCAGGACAAAGAAGCGATCAGGATAACCGTTTGCTGCTTGACGCAAAATCTCGGCCATGGATATGGGATCGAGACCAGAAAGAATAGTTTCCGACCAGATATTGCGGACGCTGCCCGTGGTCGGGCCTGCAATCTCCTGTTTCAACATGGATGTGGAAACCGGGTTGCCCCACTGGTCAATGATCGTTGGCGAGTGTGCCATCAGAACAGACCTCCTCTAACGCTGGGCAGCAGACCGCTGCTGGTGGCAGGCGCGAACATTTGCGCGCCGCACACTTCCTGATCTGCCGCTTTTTGATAACCGTATTCTTCGAGATCGGCCCGGCTGGCATAGTAGCCAAGTGCACCTGCAATTGCGCTGTCGCCATGCCGGTCAAACCCATCCGCACCCTTGCCGGTGGAGCCGTCAGGCAACTGGATCACACCGTTGATGTAAGCAAGCGCCTGATGGTCGGAGAGCGTGTCTGCGTCGGCAGGAAGAAGAATGGTCTTGTCGCCGAATGCCTCTACGTAGGCGGGCATTTCCTTCTTGTACCAAGCAACCGACAATGAAACTTCCACAATGGTCGAGCCATAGCGTTGCGCCGCCTTTTCCGCGAGGTAGGAGCCGTTGCCGGTCGCATCCAGCGCGCCGCCGGAGAGCCGGGGGAGTCGGTCGACAACATAGAAAAGGATCTCGCGCTGCTGATCGAATGGCACATTGCGGAGCTCCAGCTGGAAGCAGACGCGGCGAACCAGATCAAGGCCGATCTCCATCGGCAGGATGACGGTCGCATCACCCTTGCGCGCAAAATCCTCACCGAAAACATGTTGGCGGCGCACGTCAAGCTTTTTCAGAAGCGGCAACAATTCCCGCTCACAAAACTCCAGCGCCACCTCGGTGCGAACATGATCCGGCTCATTCTTGAAATCATCTTTGCAAGCCCAGCGAACAACTGGAATGCCTTGTCGCATACAGCTTTCAATCAGGACTCGGGTGAGGGCCGAGCCTTCCTGTTCGGCGGGTATAGCATCCAACTCCTGCCGCATGGCTGCGGTGCGAACGCCATAGGCGGCACGGATTTTTCGTTCCCACTCGGCTTCTTTCTCAGCCGTCCATTCTTCACCTTTCATGAAGCAGACACGCTTGAAAAGGCCGTTTCGGATCGCATCTCCGAAGGTGACTTCGTGGATGGAATAAGGAACTTTGCCTGCGCGGGCTTCTTTTATCAGTTCGTTAAAGGGATTTTGAACGCCATTGTGAGACGAGATAATGCGGATTTTACCGCCCCAGATCAGAAGCGCGTTCACGGCGTCAAGCACTTCACGAACATTGCCATGGAACGCGGCTTCATCGATCACGACGATACCCTGAAGGCCGCGAATGTTTTCTGGCCGAGATGAAAGCGCCTCAACGCGAAACCCGGAAGCAAATATGGCGCGATAAGCGCTGATAAACTGTGTGGTTCCGTCCGAGCGCTTATCCTCGAACATGAATTCATCGACCTGAAGCAGCTCCTTCGACACGACCTTGGCGAATTGCTTCACATAACCGATGAATTCACGGCCTTTATCCTTGGTGTCGCCGATATAGAAAATGTTCTGTCCGCCTGCCGAGCGCTTGGACGCGGCAATGAGGGTGTCATCCAGCGCCTCGGCAAAGGTGATGCCGGTGCGTCGCCCCTTGGCATTGAGCTTCAAGTCCGACTGATCGGCGATCCAGTCGGCCTGATGTTCCATTAAAACGCCGTCTGCCAGCGGGTCGAAATCCTCTGGCAGATCGGTATATAGTGGCAGTTCTTTCGGAAGCTCGTCCGTGTTTCTTGGCAAAACCGGATCGTTCCACTTCATGTCTGGTAAAACGCTGCTCATGTTTCACCGTTTGGCTTCTGCTCAGCCTTCGGACGAACCCCAAGGAATTCGCGACGCAGCTGTGCCACGGTATCGCTTGAAAGGCCTTTTTCCTGCGCCACTTTTTCAAGAGCTTTTTCGGTTTTGTCTGCGAACTCTGCCTCAACCTTCAGACGACGAGCGGTCGATACACTCTGCGCAGCGGATGCAGCACGTAGCGCGTTTGCCAATTCCATCGCCCCTTTCGGATTGATACCAGCGTCACCAGCACTTTCGAGCAACTCATAAATCAATGTCTTGATGGCTTCAGCCGCGACCAATGTAAGATCGTCTGAGGTCTCTGGGTCAAACCGCTCGGACATTGTCGCTGCAATCTCGCGGGTTTGTTCAAGGCGGCGGGTCATCTGTGCGAGCCGCACGGAATGCCGATGAAATGAAGAGAACGCTGGAATATCAAACGCGACGCCTTGCTCGCCCTGAATTGCGATCAGCTTTGTTTTGAAGTCGGCATAAATATCGACAAGCGTGCGTTCGCGGTCTGCAAACTGCTGTGCGGCCCATGTGATGACGTGATCACATTCAGGCGGTAACAGATCGATGGAGGAGAGACGGCCCCGGCCGCGCTGGCGTGCCATAGTCAGGCTCCAATACGCGACGGACGCTTGACGCCTTCAATGGCAATGTGCCGGTCAACATGACGGCGTCCATGATCCGTCAGTGTGGCAATCTTGACCGTTCCCGCGTCAACGATGCTAACCGCATCCATAGTGCGCAAATATTCAAGTTGCTGGTGTATCCAAGCGCGCTCCTGGTGAATCGCAAAACGGGCAAGCACAGGCTCCAGTAGCGAAGACGAAAGACTTTCGTTCGTCTGCTCAGCGAGCGCTTTCAAGATGATAAGCCGCGCTTCTTCGCGGATGATCTTATTGTAATCGACATCGATGCTCATTTACGGCCCCCGGACATCAAGGCTTCATTCATGCGTTCAGTTGCCGCTTGGATCGGCTTCAGCTTCTCATCAACAGTGTCAAAACGCCCGTCGATGGAATCGAGGCGTCCACTCAGCTTCTCCATGAACAGTTCCAACTTATGAATCGTCGCCTGGTCAGGAATGTGCTTCAACTCGGCTTCGACTGCCTGAATGCGTCGATCGTGCGCTGCCTGGTCGGATTTTATCTTGCCTATGTCTTCGGAATTGGATCGGGCCGGTGAAGTCATCCAGGAATAGACACCGGCAAGTGCATGACTGACCGAAACAGCCGCGGCGAGCCATGGCATCAGGGGTTGCAAGTTCATCAGCGTGGGTTCCTCGTTGCCTGCCATTGTTCCAAACCTGTCTGACAATCGAGGCAGCGGCGAGCTGACGGCATAGCTGCACGACGTTCAGTTTCGATCTCTTCGCCACACCGGATACAGTCGAAAGTACCGGTTTGTTTCAGTTGATTTCGAGCGGCGGCGATGCCCGCCTCGCGTTCCTGCTCGGCGCGCATGTCTGCAAGCTCATGAGCGAAATTACCGATCTTCATTTCTTCGGTCGCTCGTGTGGAACCGGAACCGCATCGGCGGCAGCAACCGCTGCGGCGCGACGAGCGTCGCAGGCGATCAAGGCAGCGCGATCATTGCCCCAAAGCGGGGTGAGCTCCTTTGCCGACAAGTCCCGATCAGGAAGCGTCACCGGCTTGTCGCATGGTTTACGCGCCTCGACCGGAACTTCGCCACGCTGAAACTCAGTGCGGATCGTTGGCCCGGATTTCAGCAAGGGGTTCGTTGTTGAGCAGCCGTGTACGAGCACGGTCAATGCCGCTGCCATCACGGTCAGGCAGACCCTCATTCTTTGCCTCCAGTTCGGAAATTTGATCTTTCAAACGATCGATTGTGGCTTGCGTGGCCAGATCAGCTGCGCGTGCTGCGCGCATCTGCTCAATGATGTTTCTGGCCGCGTTGGCGTTGGCTTTCGCGATTTCGCCCTGCCAATGTGCATCGCGGGCAACGGTGGCAGTGGTGGCGGCATTACCAATCCAGCCATCTATGATGAGTGCCGCACGCCAAACACCAAGGCCCGCGCAGGCCAGCAAAACAGCGATCAATATTGCGTAGAATGCTAGCTTGGAAACGAAAGTGGGCATCAGCCGGTCCTCCCGACTTCGTCAGTTTCGGTTGGCTTGGCGCGGGCCTGCGCCCAAAAATCCATAGAACCGAAACCACGATGAACACTAAGCACGCCGACGATCAGAGTTGTAAGAGGCAACATGGCAATCTTGGCGTATTCAACGGCCTGCGCAGAACCGAATACCGCGCCCACGCCAAGAACAAAGAGCAGGAGCCAAGCGGCACCTGCATTCACCCAAAGATAAAGGCGCGTGGAACGATAGGACGGCTCTTTCATCAATCCACGCCCTCCGGCATGAAAGGCTCAAGTGCTGCGTTCGTCTTGCGACCGACGAGACCGTCAGCGACAAGGCGATGATCACGTTGGAAGGCACGCACAGCCTGCTCTGTACCAGCGCCGAAAACGCCGTCCACGGATATGTGGTAAAAACTAGCAGCGCGCAGCGCACGCTGGATGTTGGCGACAGATGGACCACGCATACCGCGACGCAGGATTGCATAATCCTGATCGCGACCGAGGATTTCGCCCTGAATTTGAGCGACTATGGTCTTGGCCTTCTTCAGATAGGCTGCTCGATCTTCCAAGCCGTTGTGACCGCCATTGACGCACTTGGTCACGGCAAGCAGATCGTCCCGGTCGGCAAGCGCGTTCAATCCCTTGGTGGACCAGAAGAAGAAAACAGCCCAAGCGGCCCACGGCCAAGTCGCTACAAGTTCAGGCTGAGCCTCAAAATCAGGTGCGCCTGATAGGTAGTTGCGAACCCACTTTGTGAATGCGCGATAATTGTCACGGCCCGTCAACTGGATAGGACTGCGACCCTTAAAGCGCTTGCCGTCGCCAGCCTTCGTGTTGCCAAGATCAAGCCGACCTTCATATTTCGCGCCGGAAGCATATTCCTCAATTGCGCAAAATCCATCGCTCTCATGTGCCAACTGCGCCAGAAAGTGAGCAATGCGCAATGGTGTGTTGACTGCGAAGCGTTCCAGAAATTCAGGCAGCAGCGGACCGAAGGCAGCAATGATCGTCTGCTGACCGACGATCTTATACGCAGGAGCGCGTGGCGCGAGTGAGGCCAAAACGGTATGATTGATATGGGATACGAGGCTATTGCGTGCGGCGAGGGTGTTCACATTTTTTATCCCGGTGGCTTGATCCTGAAGCAAAACTTGGATCAAATGTGCCGGGACTTGCCTGAAAGGCCGCGCCTGACAATGTCAGGTGAAATAAAAAAGCCTGACTAAGTCAGGCTTTCATCAAAACAAACTTCCCTGTTTTTGCTTTCGAATGCGCTTTCGCGCTCGATAGGCTGAGCGCTGATGCATCCCTGCGGCAAGTGCTGCCTGCGGTGCGGTCATTCCGGCTTCCAATGCTTTGACCAGGCGCTCGCGTGCGCGGGTATGTTTTGCCATTGGAATATCTACTCGTACACCACTTTTGCCGACACAGAAATGCTTGCTGACTTTTTCGGCGGCTACTCGACCGATCAGTTCAACAAGCCAGTGATCGTCCTTAGGTTGGGCGGGGATATAGACGTTGATGCCACCTTGCGCACGTGCAATAGCCCAAGCGACCTCAGTTCCGGCCGCTTCGGCAATTTCTGCTAATACTCCCGGTAAGCTCGATCTAGTCATATTCTCCCACCGTCATTTGTTTAAATTGAAGCTCTTATGCGCTTGCCAAGTTCATTCATCACGGCTTGCCATTCCTTCTGCTTCAAATTGTTCAAGATTGGCTTTCCATCATATCCGCAAATCGACCACGCGGTTTCGGCTAAACGCTCGCTGTTTGTGCGACCAGCTTTTGTCAGAAGGTTCCACTGCGCCAGAACGATCTGGCCATGTGGCTGGTTAGCCCAATCAGGCACAAGAGGGTCCTTGGCCCAACTGACGCCAGCTGCTCGGTTAAGCCAACGCTTCAGGCTTTCAATGGCTGTGTAACCGTCAGCTGGCTCGTGCAGAAAGCGCACGTGATCGAGTTTGGTTTGGCGCTTCACAAACGCTATGAGCGTTTCATCAGAACCGTTGGTGACAACGCCAAGATTGAAACCCGCGATCCAGAGCGCCTGCAGCTTGGGTGCATATTTGCCTTCAAGGCGCTTTCGATCACCCTTTAAAGGCCCCTTAGCAGCGGGATCAAAGCCCTTTTGCTTCAGGTCTTCGATGACATTTTGCTTTTCGGCTTCTGTCATCACACGCAGAGACACTTTGCCGGTGACGCGGTGCAGCATGCCGCGATACGTGTCTTCATCCAAACCGAGCTGACTCTTGGCAATGTTAATGAGGGCGATGGATTTCATTGTTCTTTCCGGTCGGATGAAATGCTAATAGGAACGAGAGTGTTTGAGGCGGATTCTGGGGGCAGACGATGGGTGATGATCAGACTAGGATGAGATATTTTCGATTGGTCGCGATCGTAGGATCAGTTGTTGCGGTTTTGCTTGTATTGGCGATATGGGGAGACAGGTGCGCCCTTCCGGAAGTCAACGGCGATGGCGCGCGTTGCGGTAGTCGAGCCAGCAACTGGCTTTACGATTTTCAAACGTTGATTGCTGGACTTTTTGCCGTAGGTGCTGCTGGGATAACCATTTATCTCACGAAGGAGATAGCCGATCGTCAGATAAAAAGTCAGAATTATCTGACGATCGCCGAGATAAATACCGTAGCGACGACCTTGTCCATCTTTGGACGAGAAACCACGGGTTTCTGTCGCATCTTTTTGGAGGCGACCGAAAATCAGAGTAGCGAGAAGCAGCAGAGAATCTACCTTCGTATGGTGGTGAAAAATCTCAGGCGTTTCCTCTCGGAATATCGAAATTTGCGAGAACGAAGCCAAGACAGGCTCTTTAATGAGGCGATGCTGCGAAGCATGGATAACGTTCTGAATTTTGAGAGGGCTTGGGCTGTTGATCCGTTGGATGAACGAGGCAAGGCCTACGATATCGAATCTGATGAATGGATCGAACACATTGAGCCTGGATACGAAGCGAGTGTGCCCATTTTGAAGACCTACGTAGACTTTTTTCTCCTTAAGCTTGAGGAGTGGAAAACCGAAAAACATCGCGATTTGGGTTAAGTAGTTCAAACTAATCCTCCTGACGTTAGGCGTTCGCCAAATCGAGCGGAATACGCGCTGCATTGCCGGATTCTTTATCGATGGAATAAAAACGAGCGTGTTCCTTCGAAGCCATTACCCGAACGGAGTCGGAAATCACCGTCATGGCCTTTTCCCACTCGCCAGTTTCGTCGGTGATCTTCAGGCGCTTAAGGCCAAGGATACGATCAGTGTTGAGCTTGCCTTGTTTGTCGACCTGAAACGCTTGGTCAATCAGCGCACGAATATTGTCGTTGGAACCTTCCGACCAACGGCGGATGCAGCCGTCAATGATCTCCTTGGCAACCTCCAGTTCAGGGCCGAACGTCAGAGTATCGGAAACCTGAATACTGAGCTTCAGGCTTGTGTCCACTGTCGTAAGAGTAATGTTACCTTTTGTACCGCGGCGCTTGACGTTGTATTTTTCCGCAAGCAATTCGCGGTAAGCCATGACTTCATCAAAAACCTCGGCGCGCAGCTTGGCGAGAACCTTGTTCGCCTCTGCTGCTTTGATCGAGAGGCGACGGACAAGCTCATCCTCTTCAATATGCTCAGGCTTGATAGCTGAAAGGGCAATCATTTCACCTTTGCCTTTGTTGACGTAGGGGACGCCACTGATTTCTTCGGTGGGGATGATTGGGGAAATGCTAACGTTCATAATGATTGTTCCTTTCGGGAAGGTTCAAGCTGGATCGCTGTCAGGCGATTTGACGAGTTTCGGTTTCGTGGAGGAGCTGCGCGGAAACTGGACGACTTTGCCGTTGCTGGATTTAGAAAGCTTGCTGGCACCAACTTCAGCCTGGGGTTTCACATCGCCTACCAATATGCGCATCGCGCCTAGTTCGCGCTCCTGAATGAGAGCGAGGTGATGCAGTGAGCGCAGGAGAGCCAAACAGGATCGGCCAGTCTCACCGGACATCGAGAGGGTTTCGGTGTCGGCGATGCCATTGAACTTGTCGAACCTGTGAACCAAATTGTTCAGACCTTCCGACAAAGAGGGGATGTTAGAAGAGGACATTATAGGTCCTCCACGTCGCGGTTTCTCCAGGCGGCTTCCAGATGGCGCTTTTCAAGCTGCTCATTGCTGCCTTGGATTAGCAGATGCGCAATCTTGATGGTCCGGTCGATCTGGCGTAGCGCGCCGCCTTTCATTCCGATGCCGGTCAGGAACTTCACACACGCCGGATCAGTGATGCCCCATGCTTCGATGAAGGAACGAACGTCTTCGGTACGACCGGGATCGCGCTTCAGGTTCTTGTCAACGCGACTGACAATCTGGTCGCGGCTGGCAGAGTTTGCGCCACCTTGTGACATGCGGCGGCGGATTTCCGCATTGCCGATGATTGCCACGCCGACTTCGAAGTTATCGGAGAAATAACGAAACTGGTTGATCGACTCGGCGTCTGCATGCTGCGCTTCGTCGATGATCAGAAGTGCACCCTCACCACCGCGTGACAGGCGCTCACCAATGGTCTCCACCAGTTCAGCCTGATTGAATACGCGGATGCCAAGCTTGCGCGAGAGCAAGTTCATCGCACCGTGAACCGTCTTCACCTTCGGGTTCAGCGTGACCATGTGAACATGTGGACGGCTGTCACGGTATGCACGGCAAGCTTCGGTCTTACCGCGTCCGGCATCAAGCGTGATGGTGACGAAGCCGGAGATCACCTGAGCAAGCTGCAAGGTCGCATGAATTTCGATTGCCGCTTTGGTGCGGAAAAATGCTGGTGAAGCTGGCAGGCCAGATGCAATTCCTGCGTTCTCATCCACGGCATCCAGCCATTTCGAGACCGGATTGTTCGCGTTCTCAAGAACGCCTTCAAGCGTTCCTGAAAGCCACTGTGAGAAAGTGCTTTCAGCCATGCCGATGCGGCGACCTGTTTCGGCTTTCGACCAGCCTTGCAGCGCTGCCAGATCGACAACACGTTGACGCATATCGCGCCACGTATCGACATCAGCTGCAGGATGTTTAGCCACAAAACGCGGTGTTGGTTCGGGCTGATGCCATTTATTTTGGGTTGCGCCAGTCATATCAATCATTAAAAGGGTTCCTCATTGGGTCTGATTTGGTGGCCGGGATGAACTCCCGGCCTATTTTTTTGGGAACCGTACTCACTACAAATCGGCTCATGCTTGGTCTGGCTACTTGCCAGACTGTTTATTCCCCGAAGGGAATGGGATGATCGAGCTGTCGCCCGAAATTGCGGAAAGACCGCGCTGAAAGCGGGCTTCAAATTCTTCGTCAGAGATTGCATCCACGACCTCTTCCTGCTCGATGGCGAGGTTGCCAGTAACGATGCGGGTAATGGTCGGGCGCACAGGTGCCGCCGGTTTGCTCTTCTCGGCATCTTCGTAAAGTTCTCCGAGTTGCATCGGCGTGAACTCCCGGTGCATGTCGGCCACGGCCTTGGTGCGCTTCTTGAACGTGCGGCGGCGCTTTTCGTGCTGGTGAGCGGCAGCGCTGTCGTTAAATCCGGCCTTGTCGGTGCAAGCTGCATCGCAAATGAATCGACCTTCAGGATCGTAAACCTTGACTGGTTCATGCAGCCGGTCTGGATCGAAGCGCACAGTCAGTTTTTTGCCGAGCCACTGGTTGAGATCAGCCGACCAATAACTGTTGCCGTTGAAACGCAACGCACCATCACGCTTGCTGGCGGTGATGACTTTCGCTGCAAGCATCCAAAGGGTGCGCTGTGCTTCGGTGGCGCGACGAACGATGGTCGCGGGGTGACGCATGCTCTCTTCGAATGTTTGGTCAAAGCTGCGGCCTGCTGCAGTTTCCGATCGGCGACCTTCACGGGCATTATGTTCCGCAATCCGGTCACCAACGTGCTTCTGTAGCACTTCCAGCGGGATTGCCCGCTCGCGGTAATTCTCAGGCTTGGCGTCTGGTTTGTTGCCGGTGTAGCAGCCTGACATTGCAGGATGCTTGGCAATCTCTTCTGCCAGATCACGCCAAGCTCGTTCGATAGGCTTGGACTGGCCCGAATATGGTTTCGTGAAATGCGGCGTCACATCAAGCGTCTTCAGCAGGCCCGCGACTTCATCTTCGGTGATCTTGAAGCGGTTACGGGATGCTGCGCCACCAGAAATCATCTTGGAGGCGAACGCGCGACCGTTATCCATATAGATGTGTTCAGGAATGCCATGATCCTCGATCATGTCACCGATACAGGCACGGACAACATGCCAAGTTTCAGCTTCGCAGAGACGCCATGACAGCACTTTGCCGGAGAATACATCCTGCATGCCGAGCAGAATGACACGTTCTGGCTTTTCCTTGTTCCAAGGCGTCCAGACGAACAGATCGAGCTTGTGGCCGTCTGTGTTGACGATCTCCATGGCATGCAAGTGCGTTTTGCTACGGGTCTGCGCTGGATAGAGCTGCTCGGCGCGCTTCTTTCCTTTGCGGGCATAGATTTGCGCGGCCTTATCAACTTCAATATCCATGCGGCGGCGCAGGGAGCGCTCGGAAGGGATTGGTGTCCAGCCGTGCTTTTTCCCGGCTTCGACGATGCGACGGTAACAGGCGCTGAACTTTGGTTCTTCAGGACGCAAATAGTCAGACTTCAATGCTGCCCATGCAGTCGGATGGCATTCCGCAACGGCCTTGGTTTCGCCGGTCCCGGCATAAGCTGGAGCGAGAGCCGCAAGCCAGTCTTCACGGTCGACACCATTCAAAATGGCGCGCAGGGCATAGTATTGCGACTTTCTCAAACCGTAACGCGGGAGAATGTCGGCGAGAATATCTTCAATCTTCTTCGGCTGCGAAAACGCATGAGCGTTGCTGGCGATAGCATTCTCAACGGCGGTGATGCAGTTGAAGCGCATCTGGCAGAATTGCTTCTGCTCATCGGTCATTGCGTCAAAGGTTCGCCAATAGAGCGCCTTGCGCTTTTCGCGGGTGGCAGCACGTTCAGCATCTTCTGCATCCATGCGCGCAAGCTTGGCCTGTGCAAGTGATGGCAGGAGAGAAACGTGGTACTTTCGGGTTGGTTTGGTTTTCCCCGCAACCAGACATGTCTGCTCTGGCTGATCCTTCCAACGGCGTTCATCAGCCATGCGCTTAATGCCGGTAGCATTGTCGGGCATGCCGGGAAGCCGAAGCTCTGTCAATTCGAGGATTGAAAACCATTCAGTCATGGACGTGCTCTTTTCGCGAGGTCGACTTCGACCGCCAGAAGTGCTTTCAGCTCACGCGCAACCCGCTTTTGCTCCTGACGAAGGAGGCCAATTTCTGCGAGCTGTGCTTCTCTGCCGACAAGGATGGTGACGCCCTGCATTCCGGCAGCTTCATCCCAAAGCCATGGCGCTCCGGTTGCATGCACAAATGCTGCAAAACGCGGGAGCGTCATGTCGTGGGCGCGCTTGCTCTCAGCTGTCCATGCATCGAGCATGGCCTTGGTGATGCTGACGCCAAGGTAAAGTGACATGCGCGCCGCAATGGTCGGGCGATCGTGCTCACATTCGCGGATGGCGCGGGCCATGGCGCGCTTCATCTTGGCGCGATAGCGGTCAAGGTCGATTTGCTGGACTGGTGTGCGAACCGGAAACGCCGGTTCGCTGAAAAAGTCCATCTGCAACGGGTCGCGCTTCATTCTGCGGCCTCCTTAAAGGCTGCGCCTGAACCGATATGCTGTAAGAAGAGTGCGCGCACGTCTTCTGAAGCTTTTGCCCAATCTCGCTTCAATGCAATGAGGGCGATAGTGTCCGCGTCAAGCTGGAATGCTGGCTGCGGTTTGGCAGGCTTGTCCATATCCAGAACCTTTTTCAGGTCTGGTTCAAATTTGAGTGCTGCCGCGATACCTGCCTGTTCTGTGTCAGACAACGCAGCAAGCTTCAGCAAAGCCTTCTGATCGTTTTCAACGTCCGTTCCGCGCACTGCTTGACGCAGAGCTGGATGTAGTTTTTGGCCGATCATTGTAACACGCTTGTAAGTCGTTGAAGCGAAGCCAAGCCTCTCTTGCACCTTTTCGGAAAGCGCTCTTCCGGAAGAAAAAATCAAAGGTCCATCGTGGTCCTTTGATTTTTGATCACCGCCACGCTGAATTTTGCCGAATTTCTCTTCGTGGATTTCACGGAACTTCATGACGAAGACTGCACGATCCAGTGCACTCAATTCGTTGCGAAACAGGTTTTCGCTGATCTCCAATAGTTGCGCTTCCGCAGCATCGGCTGACATTACAATGGCGTCTATCTCTTCCCATTGATTGAGTTCAGCAGCGCGATGGCGGTGGCCACCTGCGACCAGCGTGTAAGGCGTTTTGCCGCCATTCGCAGCTGGTGTAGATCGAACGGTTATTGGATTGATCAGGCCACGCTCTGCCATGGAGGCGGCGATAGCCAGTGCGTGGTCTTCGTCAACTGGACGAGCGCGCTCACCGATGAAGATGTCTTTAAGTGAGATAGTCTTGAACGTTGCCATTATGCTGCCTCGGTAGTGTCTTCCGCTCCAGTCGAGCGGATGAAAAGAAGGGTGCGGGCGCGTTCAGCCATGGCCATATACTGACCGGCGAAGCGATCATGCCGCATGCGATTATCAATGGTGCGGAGGGCGCGATTAATTGCTTCGCGCGAGCGTTCTTCCATTTCGACCACGCGGCGCTTCGGCCAGCCGAATTCGCAAATGACGAGGTGCATCACGATCTGGCGAGCCAATGCCGCGTCAAACCATTCGTGTGGTGGCTCAACGATGTCGCGGATACTGAGATGCGGGAAACCTTCACGCACCGCGCAAACGCTGGCGTGAACCGTGGCTTCGTAGACCTGTTTCTGATCGTATGGATTGAACATAAAAACCTCAAAGTGGATACCGGGGTGGCGGGTGAGTGGGGGGCGAGCCACCCCGGCATCTTTCATCGCTCCGGGGGGAGGAGCGATGATCTGGAAATCAGTCGGTTACTGTGTGATTGAGACGAACGAGGATGGTGCAAAGCTCTGGCTGCATCGCCATGGTGAGGCACTCGAAAAGCTTGTTGTCGATCTCGTCGGAACCTTCGCCAAGCAGCAGATCGGCGACCTTTTTTCCCGGCGTCATATGGATGTCGGTATCCATCAAAGTTGCGCCTGGCGCAGCAGTGAGAACTTCGCGCAGAGCGTCAGCAATAATCTCGTCATCATCACGAAGTGTTGGGGGTGCGTATCCGGCCTTTAATTGTGCTTCAAAGAGGCTTTTAGCGGCCTTAATCACAGTGAAGGCGCGGATCAGCGGGGGCTGATCGGTAACATCTGAGCTTGGCTGGTATTGATTTGGCGGCATTTGCCCATCTTCAGCTGCGCAATAAATCTCAGAGGAATGCGGACGTTCGATCAAGCCCTGCCGCACACGCCAGTACCATTCTGCAAACTCTTTGAAGTTGGGTCCGTCTATGGTGTTTGTGATTAGAGAGTTGGTGAAATGGCGATATGCGCTCTCAACTGGCCACGCCATGTCAACGATGCCGTCAAAGACACTTATGTAAGCGGCTTTTGCGCGAGGCGGAATGCGGTCAAAGAATGGAATCGGAACGTGATTTAGAAGGGCGTTCATTGAACAGCTCCAAATTGGTTGATGAGGGCAAAAAGGGCGGCTGACGCACCTGCCAACGCAATACTAAAAATGAGCAGAAGGTTAGCCGCGCGGCACACAGGATCGCGAGCCGGGATGAATGGATGGCGGTCTATTTCGGTACGCTTTTTCGTCATTGGCGCAGCTTCGAATTTGGTGGATGTTAAAAATGAGACACGGGACTGAAAGGATACGGACTTGGAACACATCGACGCTGGCGGATTAGCCGAACGCACATTCGCCGAGGCACGCGTGGACGCACTGCTCTTGAAGGAGCTGATGGCAGGGCTTGAAGCGAGAGGCATTCTGAGCAGGAGCGACATCGCTGGCGCGCTTTTGCGCATGGAGGTCGGTGCGAAGATTGCTGACAGAGTGGACGATGCAGAAGGGGCCATCACGCACCACGCCGAAATAGCGACGCAAACAATCGACGAATGGCAGAGCCGGTTCGGCCTTCCAGCTGAGCTTTACACTTTGCGCACACGACAATCGGATTGGGAGCTGGCGCAGGAGCGCGCGTCATCTCCGCTTGAGCCTGAACAGGTGATTGCTTTTTATTCGACGCCTGAAGACTAGGTTTTGATTTGCGGAAAGCTCTGCGACGGCGCTCGTGCAGCATCCCGGCTTCGCTATCGTTAAATGGAACTCGGACCATCATGCGGCCACCTGCTTTTCGGTGTTGGCGCGACGACCATTGCGATAATTGTCAGATGGCTGTGGGCTTTTACGCTGTCCATCGGCGTGATAGCGGGAAAACCAAAGTAAGTTCGGGCGGGTTTCCAGTGCCGCTGCAATGGCGCGTTCACCGGCTACATGCGGTTCATAGAGCGTGTTACCAGCGGTGCCGGTCGGCAGGCCGTATTCTCTGTCGATATCGACCAAGCTAATTTGCGCCATAAAAAGCTTACGCTTGATGCGGGCAATCTCGTCCAGCCGCTTACGCTGGGCACGACTCATCTTGCCGCCGTCAATGACACGGTGCAT